GCAAATGCCTTCTTAGTAAAAGAATACAAGAGGCGAGGCGGTAAGTACCGCATGGGGAAAAAATAATGGCTAAACCTCGTGGTGGACTTACTAAATGGTTCAAAGAAGAATGGGTAGATATCTCCAGACCTAAGAAGGGAGGAGGTTACGCAAAGTGTGGTAGAGGCAAAGCAAAAAGCAGCAAATACCCAAAATGTGTTCCCAAAGCAAAAGCAGCTCGTATGACCGCAGCACAAAAGAAGTCTGCAATAAGTCGTAAGAGAAGAGCAGGAAATCCAGGTGGCAAACCCACTATGGTAAAAACCTTCGTCAAAAAGAAGCGTAAAGCACGAATGAGACGAGGTAAAAAATAAAGTGTCAAGTGGCACTTTTCAGCAAGGCCCTTCCCCGGTATATCGGACACATTTTTGACCAAGGGCAGGACAATACGGAGAAACAAATGAAGTATTTAGTTATAGTATCTGCACTACTACTAGGAGCTTGTGGAACCATGAATGCAGCCATTGACGGCACGCAAGACATGGTAAACAATACTCTAGGCGGAGTAGGCAACACAGTAGCAGATATTACAGTAGCAGTCGGACAAGACGTCAAAGGTGTCGTCGATTCCGGCAAGCAAGACAAGGAGTAAGACTTATGCCAGCGAAGCGAAAAACGAAGAAAAAAGACTCAAGGTTAAAACGGGCAGGTGTTAGCGGTTATAATAAACCCAAACGTACTCCAGGCCATGCTAAAAAGTCTCATATCGTTGTAGCTAAAGTTGGCACTAAAGTGAAAACAATTCGTTTCGGCCAGCAGGGAGCTAAAACGGCAGGGAAGCCGAAGGCTGGAGAATCCGAAGCAATGAAAAAGAAAAGGGCGTCTTTCAAAGCACGACACGCCAAGAATATCGCTAAAGGCAAAATGTCGGCAGCATATTGGGCGGATAAAGTAAAATGGTAGACGACAAGAATTTTCATCCCGCAGACACAAATGGTGACGGAGAAGTTTCTGCCGTCGAACAAGAAATGTACCTTGAGTTTCGTAGGAAAGAACTAGAAGATCAAGATGCACAGCGTGATGCAATGCGAAAGATGACTTGGTTCTCTCTTTGGGGAATGTTGTTTTATCCTTTTGGCATATTCTGCACATCATTATTCGGGTTAGATAGCGCCGCTAAAATAATCGGTGATATTGCTCCCACTTACTTTGTAGCTATCGCAGCCCTGGTTTCAGCATTCTTTGGAGCCAACGCATATGCAGGGAAGAAATAATGGAAATGTTACTTGATTTAGCAATGACTTTTTGGCAGTGGACAGTACTCGGAGTACTGGTACTGATAGGCTTTATAGTAAACAAAGTAGATAAAAAAGAAGAAACACTGGTAGACTTTAAATATAAGTTTATGCCAGTTATGTCACCTTTACCAATCAAAACAAAAGATAAAGGTTTTTGGAAAGGAATACTAATGTGGTTGATGGGTACACGTAAGTGGAAAATCGAACAAGATTTTAACTACAGCCTGAATGGTGAAGACTACAAGATACCTGCGGGGTTTGAGTTCGATGGAGCATCTGTTCCTAAGTTTCTCGCAACTTTCTTATCACCAGTAGGAGTACTTTTAATGGGTGGCCTAGTACACGATTATGGATACAAGTACGCAACTCTTATGAAGAAAGATGGAAGTGATATCGGTTATCATGATCAGAAGTTTATGGATGGAATCTTCCGAGACATCTGCATCGAAGTAAATGGTTTTCGAGTTCTTAACTACCTCGCATACTGGTCTTTACGTTTAGCAGGATTTGTAGCTTGGAACGGACATAAAAAGAGAGGCACTCATGTTGGATAAGTTAAAAAAGAAAAAAGACGCACTAATTCTTATGGGCGTCTGCGGAGCAGTTATTTTATTTGGTGGCATAGCACACCTACTAGCCTGGGCGGGTTTCGCTTGGGGAATGTGGCAAATTATAAAGAAAGAAGATTAATATGGCAGTAGAAGTAAGCCGCAGAGATATTATCTCTGACGAAATCGTTGAATTAAGATCTGAGACAAAGTTTCTAAAACTTCCAATAGCTCCGTACCTGGAGCTATTGAATGTCACTCCCTTACCATCGCAGATAGCAATTATCAATGCGATTAACGATCCTAAGTATCGTTTTGTCTCTGCCGCAGTCTCGCGCAGACAGGGTAAAACCTACATAGCCAATATCATTGGACAGCTCGTGTCCTTGGTACCTGGCTCCAATATTCTAATAATGTCTCCCAACTACTCTTTGTCTCAGATCTCTTTCGATCTACAGAGAAATCTAATTAAGCATTTTGATTTAGAGGTTACAAAAGATAACGCCAAGGATAAAGTTATTGAAATCTCTAACGGGTCTACTGTAAGAATGGGTTCTGTTAATCAGGTCGATTCTTGTGTAGGTAGATCTTATGACCTTATCATCTTTGATGAGGCCGCACTCGCTGACGGCAAGGACGCCTTCAACGTTGCACTTCGTCCTACTCTGGACAAGCCAAACTCTAAAGCAATCTTTATCTCAACACCTCGAGGCAGAAACAACTGGTTCTCTGAGTTCTTTTACAGAGGTTTCTCAGACGACTTCCCAGAATGGTGTAGTATACGAGCAACCTATCGAGATAATCCACGCATGAGTGAAAGCGATATTTCAGAAGCACGAAAGTCCATGTCTGAAGCAGAGTTTAAGCAGGAGTACGAAGCTGACTTTAATACTTATGAAGGACAGATCTGGAAGTTCAACTTTGAGACACAGGTAAAAGATCTATCTCAGTTTGATACTAGTAATATGGACGTCTTTGCGGGGTTGGACGTAGGTTTCAAAGATCCAACAGCAATGTGTGTAATTGCTTATGACTGGGACGAGGATAAATACTACCTGGTAGACGAATATATGAATAATGAACGTACTACTGAGCAACACGCAGTAGAGATACAAAAGTTGATTGACAAGTGGGATATTGACTATATCTATATTGATTCCGCTGCACAGCAGACTCGGTTTGACTTTGCACAGAACTATGATATTAGTACTATCAACGCTAAAAAGTCTGTACTTGACGGCATTGGTCATGTATCTGCAATTATTGATAATGATAAACTCTACGTAGACCAGGAATGCAAACAATCCCTGTCCTGCCTTGATGCGTATCAGTGGGACCCAAACCCAAATCTAATGAAGGAAAAACCGAAGCACAACATGGCTTCGCACATGGCAGATGGTATGCGCTACGCACTTTATTCATTCCAAACCTCGCAGGTATCCTTCTAGCGATACCTACTCAAAAATAGTTATTGACAAGTCACCCTAAAGCCGATATAATTCTTTAAATGAAAAATCGAGGAACCAAAGGAAAATGCCTAAGCTAAAACGCGATGTAGTAAAATATGTACGAGATAAGGCAAAGTCTAAGTATGAAAAGGGTTCCTCTTGCGAGATTTGTGGTGAGACAGAGCAGTTAGACTTTCACCACTTTTACAGTTTAACTCCTTTGTTGAATCAATGGTTGACAAAGAACAAACACAATCCTGAGTACATTCAATCACTTCGGGATGACTTTATAGAAGAACATCATGCTGAGTTATACGACCACACAGTTACGCTGTGTCATACTCACCATTTAAAACTTCACTCAATTTACGGTAAAGACCCTGGGCTGGGAACTGCTAAAAAGCAGATGCGGTGGGTAGAGATTCAAAGAGAAAAACATAATGGCATGGTATAACAACTTATTTGGTAACAAACCTGTCGAGGAGAAACTGAATCCTGCTCAATATACTATTGGCGGCGGTAAAACAGAATCTTCAAGAGAGTCAACCCTAAGTTACGAGAGAGCCTATGAAGATCTAGAAATCGTTAATCGCGGCGTAAATATGATCGTTGATGACGTAGCAGAGATTCATACTTTAGTTTCCCGAGACAATGCTTTTAGGGGTGTAATTCCAGGAGTTAAAGCTTCTAAGGTAGAGACTCTTCTTAATAAGTCTCCTAATCCTTATCAAGATATTAACACTTTTAAACGTAATCTTATTACTGATTTTTTACTTGATGGAAACATCTTCATGTACTTCGATGGAGCACACCTCTATCACTTACCTGCTACAGATGTAAAGATACATTCAGACAAAGAAACTTATATTGAAAAGTTCACAATGTTTGATACTACTTTTAGTCCTAATGAAATTATTCACATTAAAGAAAACTCCTTTCACTCTATCTATCGTGGAGTTCCTCGTTTAAAGCCTGCGTTACGTACTATGGTTTTGATGAAGAGAATGAGAGATTTTCAGGATAACTTTTTCAAGAACGGAGCAGTTCCAGGTCTAGTCCTTAAATCACCAAATACACTTTCTGAGAAAATCAAAGAACGAATGATGGTTTCTTGGCAAGAAAGATACCGTCCAGATGCGGGCGGAAAACGACCACTTATCTTAGATGGCGGAATCGAGGTCGATAAGATCTCAAATGTAAATTTTAAAGAATTGGATTTTCAATCTGCAATTTCAGAAAATGAAAAGATAATTTTAAAGGCGCTCGGAATCCCTCCAATTTTGATGGATTCTGGTAACAACGCTAACATTCGCCCAAATATGCGACTATATTATTTGGAGACTATACTTCCTATAGTTCGAAAAATTAATTATGGACTCGAAAGATATTTTGGTTTTGAGTTAAGTGAGGACATTACCAATATTCCCGCTTTACAACCTGAATTACGAGATTCATCTGCGTATTACACATCACTAGTAAACGGTGGTATTATTACTCCTGCAGAGGCTAGAGATCGTTTAGGTTTCGAAACTATAGAAGGAACAGAAGACATTAGAGTTCCGGCTAATATTGCAGGTTCTGCAGCTAACCCAGATGAGGGTGGTCGCCCCACAGAAGAAGGAGAAGAATAAATGGCAGTTCGCCAAAAAGCACAAGTATTAGAGATAGCAAGAAAGCACTTTGAAGATTTCGGGCTACCTGCGGATATTGAATATAAAAACTACCTAGCAATCGTAGGCCCTAGAGAGGCTTTATGTGTTAGATCAGTTAAAAGAAGTTTTAAGGCATGGAAGTATATTACCCATGCTCTTAAGATCCGGCACCCTGAGCTGTTTGTTAAGCCAGAGCCTAAGCCCGAGCCGAAGCCAATGCCGAAAGCCGAGCCTAAACGAGTTACACCTAAAGCACCAAAGCCAGCTCCAAAGGCCGCGGTCAAGCCTGCTGTTAAACCAGCAGTAAAAAAGGATTAAGATATGAATAAGATCTTTAATCTTACGTCTACTTTCAAGACTCATGCAGAGGATGATGGCTCTGTAATGATTCGTGGGATGGCAAGCACGGCTGACTTTGATCGCGCGGGTGATTCCATTTCAGCAGAAGCCTGGCAGAAAGGTGGACTAAAGAACTTTGAAAAGAATCCAATTATCCTGTTTAATCATGACTATGATAAACCAATTGGTCGAGCCACCGGTCTGAAGTCTGGACCAAATGGCTTGGAGCTGGAATGTAAGATTAGTAAGGCGGCGCCTGCTAATGTTGCTCAACTAGTTAAAGACGGTGTTCTTGGGG